ATATACGCCAACCTTATAAGTGTCTGTGCTTGCAGTAGTATGTGATGAGATGCTGTCAGAGCCAATTAACTCACCATCTAAATATACTTTTTTAGAGCTTCCATCACACACTAAAGACACAAAACGCCAAGTGTTTGTCGCAACTGTCGTTGGATAATCACTGACTCCATTTGTTGGATCATAAGCGTATAAAGTGCCATCATTTTTGACCGATATTCCAAGAGACCCCACGCCACTTGTGCCTATGGAAAATAGGTATTGATTAGAAGCTGTATTTGAGGCTTTGACCCATCCCATAAATGCGTATGAACTAATCCCAGTTAAATCTGAGTTTACTGGCTGTTGCAGATAGTTACTGCTACTAAACCCACTATACGCCACCAGATCAGCACCAGTAGCCACAGGGTTCTTGGTCACAGTGCCAAACACCTGTAAGCCATTGCCGTTCACGCTGCGATCTTCTTCGGCTAGGCGTACTGAGACGTTGTCGATGTCTATGGTTGCACCGTTTGTTGTGCTGGTGTTTTTAATCATGAGGTAAACTGTATTAGTTACCGTTGATGTCCATGTAGTAGAGTTGGCAATAAGGGGGCCAAAATAAGTCGCCGTATTGGGCGTAGCCCCTAAGAATAACTGCACATCATTACTAGATGTACCTACGCTAAATGTGTAAGTTTTGCCAGCAACGACTGATATCGGTGTTGTCGCACCACCAGCAGTTGCATCGTTATTTGTTATACGCAGTTGGTTAGAGACAAGTGAAAGAGAGCATCCAGGATCACTTGCAGTCCACCCAGTAATATTACTATCAAACGTACCATTCGTCACCAACTCACTGCCAGTAACGTCAGTATCATCCGTGTCGGACAAGGTGGCTAGTTTGATGTCGCCGTTCATCCAACCTGTGTTGTAGTCGGAGGTGATAAAGGCAGACGCCCTGTCGGTGTCCCCCGCAATAGCAAAATGATTATGCCGAGATACCCCACTGACAGATTTAGATACAGCATTGTCTGCGTCTATAGCAATACTTTCAATGTTATTGTCTGAAGATAAGGCAGCTAAGTGCGTATCATCATCATGCGAAATAGAGTTTGTAATACGACCAGTAAAGGTTGGTACTTGATTGTAGTATGCGGCAGTGCTGTCTGATGAAGGTATAGTACTAACTTCTGAGGCGTATCGGTGACTAAACATAACACTGTGGTTGCCTACAAAGCTGATCTGATCAATGGGCATATCAGAGCCTTGGCTTGTGCCAGTAATATCAACAACAGTGCCATCATCCTTGATAACACTGACACCACCATCAGTCGCCACTGCAATCGTAGGCACAGGTAAGCCCGTAGCTGCATCAATCGGGGCGTTGGGTAGCACGGTAGCCGCTATGTCGTTTGCGTTAAACTGGACTAAACCTTCCCGTGTTTGTACAGGAACTTCACTTGTAGGGATCGCTTCATTTCTTCCTGCAAGGGTTTTAGCTACAGGGCCATACCAATTTGACGTGTGAATGCGCCATGTGTGATCTTTTAAGAAATCAGCGTAATACACGCCGTCTGTGGTTCCATTAGCAGTGTACAGTATGCCATTGACAGCGGTGATTGCATTAGTTCCCCGTCCTTGATAGCGAAGGCCGCTATAGGTGGAGACGTTTGAATTAAAAACCATCCACATAGGCAGATCGGGATCGTCGCCGTCATAAATTGTGATAGTCGTAGTCTCAGCCACAATCACAGCAACCGCAGGGAACTCCTTACGGCTACCACGGGTGGCAGTGTTCAAGGTTTCGTTATACCATGAGGTATGCTGTGTGCGCTTACGCCATGCACCGCCATCGCTGTCCTTGCGGGTGTCGTACACAAAGATGTCTACGGCTGTGTCGGATATAGCCTTAGAGTATTCTCCTAAGTCTAACCCATTCTTAACCTTAAAGGCTTTATTATTACTCATAGGTTCACTATCCCCTTTATGTGAGTGTCATTGCGACTCGGAAAGTCGTGCTTGTAGTTGAAGCTGGTGTTGCTAGTATTCTAACATCTGCTCCAGAAATGTCTACGTCATAAGTTGCTAGGGCGCTACCCGTACCTATTTGCCCGTATTCAGTCGCTACCGCAGTCGTACCGTTAGTCGCAATCAACAACTCTGTGACGTAGGTATCAGCAGATGTAGCCGCTGTGATAACAACTTTAGCGCCGTCATAAGAAGCATGAGGAAATGTATCAATGGATACTTGTGTAGTAGCAGTGGTAGTAGCTTTTACTTCATCTTGAACTAGATCTTCATGGAGTTTTACTCTGCCGCTGCTGTCAATGCGCATACGTTCTGTGCCGTTGGTTCCAAGGACAAGGGGATGACTGGTATTTGTTTGCAGAATAACCTTTGCATTAGTCCCAGAACTAGCGTTATCTGCACCAAAAACACCTACAGCAGAACTTGCTTTAACATAAACCTGCCCACCGCCAGAGCCAGTAGTATTTGACAGTGTTAGCGCAGTATAACCACTGTTATTGTCAGGCGAACTCGTCCCAATACCAACATTACCGCTGCTGTCGATGCGCATGGCTTCTGAATATGTACCACTTACCTCATTTGCATTGGAAGATGTGTAACTAAAACTTAGACCAACACCACCCGCTGCGGCTCTTTCAGTTTGTATTTTAGCACCACCAGAAGTGTTATCTCTGGTAAATTCTAACTTTGCGTTATAGAAAGAACCACTAAGCGGGTTTTGAATTAGAATACCATCTGTACTAGACCCACCTTTTACATGCAGAACATCACTAGGCGAACTCGTCCCAATGCCCAACCGCTCATCCGCAGCTGACCAGAAGAACTTTGCCGTGGTGCCTGTGTCCTCGTAGAAGGAGATGTCGCCGCCTGATGAGATTAACATGCGTCTTACTTCTGATGTTCCATCAGCCGCACCAGTGCTTAACGACAGGGCAGGGCCACCAGTAATCTGTGCTAAATTTGACGAAACACCTAAAGTTAAAGTTGAGACATTAGATGTGGTTCTTTTTATCTGTGTATAATTATTAGATGCCGTGTTACCAAATGTTGCAACGACACTACTTCCATCCACGGTCAGCCCATCGCTGGTCAAAGTACCCGTGATGTCTACGCCTGTGCTGGTGGTGGCGAGTTTTACTGCGTTGTCGTAGTATAGGCTTACAGCGCCATCAAGATTTGCGGTCAAATACGTTTCGCCAGTGTCTGCTGATGATTTTAAACGTAAATTTGATGCCTCAATATATAAGTGACTAGGGCCAGACTCTCTAATGTGAGAAGTACCTCCAGCATCATGAAAAATCTGTAGGTCAGACCCAGCGCCAAAGATGGCTTTGTCGTTATCGCCGAAGGACACATCAGCTGTAACTGTAGCACCACCGTCTTTCAAAGTTACGCCATCAATTACTACACCATTAGCTGAAGTAATCTCGCTAATAGTATCTACATTAAGTCCACCTGTGGCGGTAGTCGCACCAGTAACACCTAAAGTTGAACTAAGTGTAGTTGCACCAGTTACACCTAAAGTAGAGCTTAAAGTTGTAGCCCCTGTTACACCTAGCGTACCTGTAATATCCACATTACCAGCAAAAGTAGCAGCTTTATCATCAGCTATAGTAAGAGCTGTAGCATGAGCATTAGCACTTGAACCTGTAGTAGTTCCATCAGCTACTTGTAATAGGAAACTACCACCAGCTCCAGAACCTGTACCAGCACCTGCTTTTAAAATGAGTTGTGTACCTGCTTGGTCAGTACCAGAAGCATCATCAATAGAAATAGTATGAGCATTAAGATTAATACTATCAATCTGAGCTTCTGTAACTGCAGAGTTTGTACCTAAAGTAATGCCATCAATAGTACCGCCATCTATATCAGCAGTAGTAATTGTACCAAGATCTGATACAGTAGCACCTGAGAAGTTTACTGTCCCTGATGCAGTAAGGTTTGTTACTGTAGCTGCAGCAGCGGATGCTCCACCAATAGTAACTCCGTCTAAAGTACCACCATCAATGTCTGCAGTAGTTACAGTGCCAAGATTACTTACAGTACCACCAGTAAAGTTTATTGTACCTGAAGCGGTTAAATCTGTTACCGTAGCTGCTGCTGCTGTAGATGCACCGATAATAGTGCCATCAATGTTACCGCCATTAATGTCAAAGTTACTACCTTCAATTTCTACAGAACCAGCCTCTAGTTTCTTACCTAGAGTAATCTTTTCGCCAGAGTTTGTAGTAACAAATTTAAGATAAGAGTTTGCAGACTCAGTAATGTCTAATGCAGAAGATTGGTTATCTGTTAGATTAATTGCAATAGTATTATTATCCGCACTGATACTATCTAAGGCAATGTTACCAACATCAGTAATGTTAGTATCACCAGCTGAAAGACTTCCAGTTACAGTTAAGTCACCACCAATAGTCACATTACCTGTAGTAGTAATAGCATCAATATAAGCGTTAGCCCAGTAATTAGAGCTATCACCTAAGTCATGAGTACTGTCTGCTGAAGGAATAATATCTGATGCAACATCTGCAGTAATTGTTACTGTATCTGTATTTGCATTTCCAAGAGTCGTATTACCATTTACTGTTAGATCTGCAGTAAGTGTTGTGTTACCTGTAACTCCTAGAGTGCCACCTACAGTGGCATTATCTGATAGAGTAGCTACACCAGTTACACCCAGTGTACCCCCTACTGTAGTATTTCCTGTAATGTCTGCAGTACTGGATAAAGTAGCAGCACCTGTTACACCAAGTGTACCACCGACAGTAGCGTTACTTGTAACAGCCAGTGTAGACGACAAGGTAGCAGCGCCAGTAACCCCTAAGGTTCCACCAACTGTAGCATTACTGGAAGCAGCTAATGTTGTAACACTTGCTGCTGCAGTACTAGAACCCCCGATGACTACTCCATCGAGTGTACCACCATTAATGTCTGCAGTATCAGCTACTAAAGAATCAATGTTAGCTGTACCGTCAATATAGAGATTACGCCACTCTTTACCAGACTCACCTAAATCATAAGTATCATCGGCATCAGGGATTATATGAGAAGCAATCTCAGAGTTTAGCGTAATGCCATCTGTGTCTGCATCACCTAATGTGATATTACCACCAAGAGTAATATTACCATCTACTGAAAGATTACCAGCAAAGTAACCATCTTTAAATTTAAGAGAGCTAGTACCGAGGTCTACAGTATCATCTGTCTTAGGCCGCATTGCTGCAGCAGTAATTACAACATCCTGAGATGGTCCTACAACTTCAATAGGTGCACCTTCTCCAGTAGTCCCATCATGAGTGTGACCACTAGAGGCATCAAATGATGATTGCAGGGCGTCAAATTCACCATCAAGATCTGATGCGTTTATGACGTTACCATCAGCAATGTTGTTTGCTGTATCGTTACGTGTGTAACCTGTTCCCATGTTACTTTCCTTTATTGCCTGTCATGTGCTGCAAATTCCAGTGTTGCTGCGTCTAGTGAAAAAGGCGGATCATCACTGTCAAATTCATATTGTATTGAAACGGTAAACCCTGAACCTACTGTTTGACTTTTAAATACCGATACAAGTTTACCACCAAATACACCTGTCCCATACGTAGATACACCATAAAAAGATACTGTTGCCTGTGTGTTTGATAAAGTTATTGATGGAGGTTGTACTAAATTAGGTTCATCAAAATCAAACTTTAATGTTGCCAATCCATCAATAGAACCTGTAGGATCAATGTAGGTTGATAGTCTATAAATAGTTTTTCTTACTCTTGGATCGTTAATAGAAAAGAATGGAGTACTAAAAGAGGCAACAATGTTAGAGCCATCAAAACTGTTGCCAGATTCCATTCTATATACTAGCCCATTTTCACGAGCAAATAAAGTAACTTCTCCAGTTTCAGTATATACTGAATCTACTACGTAAGCTTTTATACCTCTAGTTTCTGCCCATGCCATACCTTGAGAAGTCTGATCTGCAAATTGAGTTCCTAGTATTCCACGAGCACCTGCAGTACCTACAGAAGCAGCATATCCAAATATACGATACTGGTTCTTTTCTCTAACTACACAACTATGAAAGTTTGTGTTAGAACTTAAGAAGGTAATAGTTTCATCTTGTATAGGACGAGAAGCAACAGCTAGTCCAAAGTCTCCAATACGATCTGTAGCACTAAGCATACGAATACCGTCTGGGCCTATAAATACAATGTCACCACCAACTTCTTGTATACTGTCGTCTTGAACACACCCAATGTCTAGAGATATGGGTTGAAGTTGAAAGTCAGCTAATGTAGTACCAATTAATCTATGTATTTGAGTCTTACTAAAAATAATTAACTGTTCACGGAAAGTAATGATACCAGTAATATCTTGAGTAAGATTTATTGTACCAGAACCTGAAGCAGTTGTAAAGTCATTATCTGTATAAGGTGCAGTAAATACTAGGTTTTTATTCTTAGCAAAGAACATATGATTTTTAAATTCTGCTACATGAGATGCTGCTAATACATCTGAAGGTGCATCATCTAATACAGTAAAAGTAGAGCCATCATATTTAGCTGGATTATTAGCACCATCTACTATCATAATGCTTTGAGTGCCAGTAAATCCATAACGAGCAAAGCGATGTTTTTTACCTGATCCTCTATTAATAGTTAAAAAAGTAACAGCAACATCATTAGCTGGACTTGAAGCAAGCGCTGGGCTAATTGTCAGAGTAGCTCCACCAGAGGATACAGAAGCATCTGAAACCACTGTATAGACTTTTTGTATTCCAGCAACAGTAAATGTATCACCTGCCTGTGGAGTACCAGTAAGCCCATCTACAGTTAAGCTTGTACCCGTTTGACTTCCACCATTTACAAGAACTGTACCATAACTGGGTACGTTTATTTTAGTCCAACCAGATCCAGAAGACTCAAATAAATCAGCATTACGATAGGCAACAGCTTTACTATTAAAATAAATAAGACCTTCTATTAGATCTTCTGTATTAGTAAAAGTAATAGCAGCTTGATCTGATGGTGAGCTTGCTAAAGAAGACGTTAAAGTAAGTGTAGCAGTTTTATTTGCTGCACTGTATGAAACACCTGAGGTTGCAATGGTATAGGTACCTGAGATACCTGCTATTGTAAAAGTGTCACCATCTTGAGGAGCTATAAAAATATTAGCTATGTTTAGGGTAGACCCTGTTTGAGAACTACCTTGAATTAAAGGTGTACCATAAGGGGGAATAGTGTTACTATCGTATTTAGTAAAACCCTCTATACGACGATAGCCACCTTGGATAGATGGCTCAAAATTAATTAAACGTCTTGCAGATCCTGGGGCATTGATACCCTGCTGCAATGGACTGATATTTGTAACCAGCCCACCCTGAAATTCAATAGGGAACGTTTGCCATTGTGTGGGCATAATTAAGATACTCGGCTGAATGTAGAAGTAAGACTATTGCTTCTTTCAATTACTGTTGAACGTAAGTAATCATATCTGTTAATATAAATATTACGCATATTCTTAATACCATCATCTAATTTAGATTGCATTAAGGTAGCATCCTGAGTATTACCTCTAAACAAATAAGCATAATACATAGCACCATCTACAATAATATGTCTGAATTGCACTGGTATAGACGGAGAATCACTATTAGAACTTAAGTCTGTAGGTAAGGCATAGTATTCATACACTAAGGTATAAGCTTTATCTGGGGGAGATAGGACACCATAATACTGATTAGGTGCACGAAATACTGAGCTTGGAATTGTACGAATACCTGTATTAGAAGTATTGTATTCGTAGTCACTGTATTTTTCTAAGTATTCTTCGTAAGAAATAACTCTTAATTTTTCAGTCTCGTTACCAAGAGTATCATCTCTTTTAATTCTAAAGCTACCCATATCTATAGACTTGGCATTAGCTTGAAAGGCATAACGAACTGTTCCAGGAGTTAATGTATCTTCTTGAGTATTGTGGTTAAAAGGCCACTTAAACTCACTTTGGTTTATATACCTAATAGAAGAATTAACGGAATCTTTAATTTGAGAGTAAAAACCTGTGGCAGATGAGAAGTTAGAGCTAGTTAGCTCAACCTCGTTTAAACGTCTGTTTACATCATTTACCAGACCTAAAAAATCATATGCCATTTTGTTTCCTTTAGATAGCCTAAAGGGGCCACTCGAAAGCAGCCCCTAAGGTTAGTTTACTTATGCAAGCAGATCACGATCTACTTCTGCAGCAGCACCTGTAGCGCCCATTGGAGCATATACTACAAAGAACTGAAATGATCCTGCTGAAGGAGCATTTGAAGCTGCAAGTTTAGCAGTAATCACTGTGTCAGCAGTTGTGACATTAGTAATACCATTTACTGTGGTAGTAGTGGCAGCTAATGTTTTAGCACCATTAATATCAGCAGTACCAAGCATATCAACGTCACCGCCTGTTACACCAAAACTTACTGCGTTAGCACCACCAATAGTGGCTGCAGCAGTAC